TCCCAAAGCCTGTCACAACACAATTCGCCTTCAACAACAAAGATTGGAAGACTATTTGCCTTAGAAAAATCAAGGGCTTCTTGATAGCGATAGGGCAGTATGTTTGTTCTAATTTCATCAATTACTTTCTTGCGTTTTTGTACATCAGAGGGAATGGTTGGATATTGCTGGCGAATGCTTTTCTTGCCCGACGAATCGTCGCGCACCACCTCCAGAACCGTTGCGCCGTCACGGTTTGCGTAGGGGAAAGTATATCTTTGGTAGGGACGCTGCGGGCGCTCCCAGCGTTCTAATGGCGCGATGGCGTTGCGTATTTCAGCGCGATGTTTTGCGGAAGTATCGTTGAAACAATTGTATGCGCCGGTTTCTTCGTTGACGGAAAAGTCGTTGCCGTCGCATGCTGGGCAGATATATTTGCCTGCGTGATCGCTGGGCTCCAGTTTGCCGAGGTGCTCCAGAATAGAAAATGCCATGGCGTAGCAAGAGATAGGGCGTTTCTAGCAGGAAAAAGCCGGCCTGTCAGGCCCCTGCTGTTTCTTAAGGCGAGCTTCAGAAAGCCCGTGGTTGACGCCCCAGGGAACTATGGCTAACATGGCCACGTTGTCCATGCTGGCCATGATTGCATTGCCCGTAAAACCTCCCAGTTATGGCGAGGCCAAGAAGGGCCGTCATTTCACGATGACTGACACCGCCTTTCTCCATCTCACCAACATCGCCCATGAGGCGCGTCTGTCCCTGAGCGAAACCATGGAGCGTCTTGTGCGTTCCACCCCCGTTTGGGAAGGCAGCGCCACTCTCGCGGATGGTGCGTTCTCTTTGATTGAGGACTATGCCGTCTCCCTCAACAACTCCCCTGATTCTCTGCTTGGTGACGATGAAAGTTTCTCAGCTTAAAAATGCCGCCGAGCAATTTTTGATTTCCCATGGTGACGGGGAAGTTAAGTTGCTTTGGGAGATTGGTTGTTTTGAAGAGGGCTACAACGCGGAATACGAAGAGGAAGTCAACGATGCTCGCGTAGTTCCAGACTGGCCCCTCCCCGGCTGCTCCCTAGTCTTTCCCAATGAAGAAGTGGAGCAAAAGTTTGTCCTGTTTTACGGGGATGGCCTCACTTCCAAGCGCACCCCCTCCTGATGACCTCCTCTTTTACTGTTTATTCCCCTTCCGACTTTTCCCAAATGGACGACTTTTCCAAACAAGCAATGATGGATCGCTACAACGGTGTGTTCGCCCCCCTGGAAATCACTGCTGGTGAATTCAAGAAGGCTTATGACACTCCCGACATTGGCCCTCACATTGAGAAAGATTATAAGGGCTTGTCCTATCTGTCCTGGCCGTTTGCCTACCGCTATCTCAAGGAGCATTTCCCCGCTCTCTTCGTGGCTTTTGAAGAAAAGACCATTGGCGAAGTGGTGTTTGGCGGGCCTGGCTACTATTATCTGCGCCCTTATTTGACGGATGGCATCAAGCGCACTACGGCGCTGATCTTTCCCGTGATGGACCGCAAGCACAATGCCATCCAACAGCTTGATGGTCGCGCTATCAGCGACAACTGCCAGCGTGCTGCCGTTAAGTGTATTGCCACCTTCACTGGCCTCGGCCTGCGTCTTTATGCAGGCGAGGACATCCCCAAGGAAGATGAAAAAGCAACGACCAAACTCGCGCTCCAACAGGAAACTCCGAAGCCTGCAACGCGGGGAAGCAAGAAGGAAGCGCCAGTTGCAGCAGATGCTGCTGATGTTGGAGCAGAGGCAGCTCCTGCCGCCGCTTTCGATGCCAAAGAGGCCCTGACAAGCTTCTGCAAAGCCGATCCGCTGGGCTACCAAGATGAACAGCGCAGCCTCACTGCTGGCAAAGCTGCCCTTGACACACTTGGCATGACCCGCGCCACGGAAATCAAGAGCTGGCAGCATTTTGGTAATGTCGTCTCTGCCATGGTCACCCTCTGGGCCAAGGACCAGCAAATTCGCATTACCAAGGCCGATATGCGAGCTGAGCTGGACATCATCATTGCGGCCACAACAGTGGACGAGATGGTAGCCAAAGTGGCAGCGTTCGTCGCAAAAAAGCAATAGACCTGGCAGCGGCCCGCCTTGCGCGGGCCTTTGCTGGATCCTTGTGCTTAGACAGCGATGGACTTCCCATTTCTGAATCTCCTTCCGCCTTATTTGGCTCATGACCCATTAGGACTTTTCCTTTTGGTTTTTCTCATTGCCCTTGCCGTTGCCCTCCTCGTTTATTTGCTATGGACCATGATTTCCCGATAGGAAAATGGACTTATGGCTATCGCGAAGGCGATCTCCATTTAACCATGACTTCCGACACTAATTTTTGTCGTGAAGTGATTGAAAACTTTTCCCACTTCCTCCGTGGGGCTGGCTTTTGCGACAGCAACATTATTGATGGTTTTGCTGCCGTTCTAGAAGAAATGGAAAGTATTCGCCCATCAACCATCGTTCATGAAGAATCATGAAGCCCTCCTTGACAAATGCCACGAGGCATTTTGGAATTGGCCTGACGATGGCCTCAGTAGCGATCTTCGCATTGCTGCTGTTTTCAAAGTTCTTGCTGACGATCCTCTTGTGGATAGGCAGTATCTTGCTCAAATTTCACGCAAAATCCTCATGTCTGACATTGCAATGTGCCAAGGCGGTGAATGTCCTGTCCGCGAAAATTGTTGGCGTTATATCGCGCCTGCTAGTCGCTGGCAAAGCTATATCGAAACGCCGCCATTCACCGAAGAAGGCTGCGATTACTTTTGGGATGTAAACGAAAAATGAAAACCATTCTCGCCATTTCCTGCATTGTTTGCTCGCCATTTTCCGCATTGGCGCAAACATTTCCCATTCAGCAAAGTGGCAATAGTTGCCCTCTTGGCTACTATTCCTCGTCTGGATATTGCGTGCCAAGCTACGGTAATCGCACCAAATGGTCGATACCAGCATCGCCGGGTGCAAGCTGTCCGCTTAATACGTACCAAAACGGAAATTATTGCACGAAGAGCTATGGCAGCCGCTGATGGCCTGTTACGATCTGTGTCTAAACAGGCTCATGATGCCCAAGCTCGCACGATACGAACCCAACCGGCTGCAGATCAACAAAAAGAGATACTACGTTTGCGACGATTTTCCCAATGTCCCCGGAGGGTGTGTTTTGCCCTCTGTGACGACTATTGCGAGCGCGTGTTCGCCCCCTGGCAAAATTGCGGCGCTCATGAACTGGCGCAAGAAAGTGGGCGATGCGGAAGCGAATCGCCGCACTCGTAATGCCGTAGATCGTGGCAATTGGCTGCATGGCGTGTTGGAGGATCTATGGAATGGAGAGGATGTGAATTGTCATCTTGATTCCCATCCAAACTACGTGCCCTATTTCACTTCCATTTCATCGTTCCTTGAGAAAGTAGATAGTCCTCTTCTCATTGAAAGCGCCATCGCTTGGTATGACAATGCCAGACAAATTGGCTATTCAGGCACGTTTGACATGCTCGCCAAGATGAATAATGGTGACTATGCGCTGCTCGATTGGAAGACCAGCTACAAGCAAAAGCCTGATACACAGCTAGCCGATTATCGCATGCAGCTCGGAGCCTATGTGCAGGCCATTGAGCAGATGTATGACATTGAAATTAATGAAGCGCATTGCGCCATCGCCATCTACGACCCTGATACGGAAAAAGGGCAGGAAGCGCAAGTGGTGAGCCTATCGGCAGGGGAATTGGCCATGCAAGCGGGCTTGATGGTGCAGAAGACGCAGCAGTATTTCTTTGACCACTATCCAGGCGGAATGCCCTTAACAATTTCTATGGACCGTGGAGCATAGCCTTTTGGCGAAACGGGCTTAAGCTGGAGCAGCCCGTCCAGGGCCCACTACACTCCTTTGAGGAACAACCAATGCCCTCTGGCAATCTGCCCGTATTTAGCGGCACCGTCGATCTCACTCCCGACATTCTCAATGCCGCTAAAAAAGCCGGCCCCAACGCTCAAGGTAACTACAGTTTCCGCGTGGCGCTGTGGGACAACGACAAGCGTGACAAGGACACCTCCCCTCATTTCAAGGGGCAAGTGACCGTCAACAAGATGGAGAACAGCCCTAAGGCTTATTCCAGCTTCTGGAAGAACGATGGCAACGGCGCTGGCAGCAGCAGCCGCTCCTCGTCTTCCGACGATCTGTTCTGAGCTTCATCTTGGTGGTCATAGGGCGGCTAATGCCGCCCTTTTCTTTTCTTTTCTTCTGATGACTCTTCTTTCCGACAAAGAAATCAGCATCCTCGCTGAAAACGATATTATCTTTCCCTTCACTGGCGAAAAGCGCCGTGAGCTTGACAATGGCACAAAGGCGCTGTCCTATGGCCTGTCGCATGCTGGCTATGACCTTCGCCTGTCCCCCAAGGGCTTCATGGTCATCAACAACAACCAGGAAGTCAGGGCGCTGGATGTGAAGCGTTTTGATGAGAGCGTCATGTATGAAGCCACGCCCATCGAAGAACTTGGCAGCACATTTTTTGTTTTGCCTCCTTTTTCCTACGCATTAGGCGTTAGTCTTGAACGCATCACGATGCCCAACAATGTGATGGGCATATGCGATGGGAAAAGTACGTATGCACGTCAAGGCACCATCATTAACGTTACGCCAATTGAGCCTGGTTGGTCTGGCTTTCTCACTATTTGTATTGTCAATCCCCTGGCTTTTCCGGCTCGCATTTATGCCAATGAAGGCATAGTGCAAATCATGTTTATGCAGCTTTCTGGCGACGTAGGCCAAGCCTATGGCAAAGGAAAGTATCAGAATCAAGGCGCTAAAGTATCTTTCGCTGCCGTCTGATGCGTGAGTGCCCTTGAAGATCAGTTTCTCGGACTGTGGCAAGCTCACTATCCCGATCTTACATTGATCAGAGAATTCAGTGATGTTCCCACTTGGGAAGCTGATTTTCAAGAGCGCTATGCAAAATCAAAACGATCTAAGCGTTATCGGGCTGACTTCGCTCACCTACCATCCAATAGCCTCATTGAAATCCAAGGCGGAACTTTCAATCGAGGCCGTCACGTTACCGGCAGTGGTTATGAGCGTGATGCCCGAAAGTTCAACCTCGCCACAATGGGAGGATGGAGAGTGTTTTTATTGACTAGCCAAACGGCCAAAGACGCCTTTTGGCTTGAGAAGATTGCCGCTGCACTTCGTCATTGACCATTTGCGTAGCTTCATCGAGAAGTTCAGCAGCAGCTTGCAAGTCCCATTCTTTCACGGACATGGCTTGACGCAGCTCCAAGTTTTCCTTAACTAACGAGCCCACAGCCTCTTGCATGTTGGACCAACCTTCCATTAAATTTACTGCCACTTCCCGCAGTTTTTCCACGTCAGAGCATTCTGCAATGGCACGCTTATTGGCAGCCAAAGCGAAGTCTCTTTCTAAACTGCGTTCAAACGGACCCATGGCAGCAATGTAAGGACGGCCTTGATAGCTTAACTCTACTGGAATAGAGAAATGCGTGGACATTATTCCAAAACTGTTTGCTTTAGCCTAACCAGGAGGGGCTATGGCAGACAGTTTGTTTACAAGGTGGACGATGGAAAGAAAGCCGTAATTAAAGCTACGGAGCACCGTCCATTTCAGCTTCCACACACCCCACGCGATCACGAATGGTGCCCTGGAGAAGAAGTGGTATATGTGCAGCCAACAGCAGCAGGATGGATGCTGACTAGCATTGTCGGTACTCTCATTGGTTTTGTTTTTAATGGTGGAAAGAAACGGGCAGTAGTTGTCTGGCATTCAGAAACCAAGATCTCGCCTACAATCAGCTTGCAGCGTTTACGCCCGGCCTCTCTGTTTCATGGCTCCCATTAACTCCTCTATTGATCCTTTGAACGATGGCATCAGCTTTGTGCGTCTTATTGACTGGATGGGCAGTTCTATTGATATCGTCTGCGATGCTCGCCAATCTTTTGGCCAAAGCAGCGCTGAATGGTCGGAGAAAGACCAAAAACTCCTGAATTATTTAGTTAAGCATCAACATACCAGCCCGTTCCGTGGTGTTGTAACGAAGTGGCAAGTAAAAGCTCCTCTCTTCATTGCTCGGCAATGGTGGAAGCACGTTATTGGCGGCACTTATGCCAATGACCAATTGGGCTGGAACGAAAAAAGCTTTAGATATTGTGAAGCTGATAGTGAAGAATTTTACATGCCTCGTGAGTTTCGCCAGCAAAGCGATAGCAATAAACAAGCCTCAGCCGGCCCCCTGGAAGGCCGCTCCAATGAGATAGCCATGATTGAATATGCCAAGGGCTTGCAGGCCGCCAAAGGCGCTTATCAGACGCTCATGGCGCTTGGTGTGAGTAAAGAACAAGCTCGTGGCGTACTGCCCACGTCGCTCTATACTTCCTTCACCTGGACCTGTAGTTTGCAAGCATTGCTGCATTTCATCAGCCTTCGCTCACCAGCAGATGCTCAAGGTGAAATCCAAGCCTATGCTCAGGCACTATCCTTGCTGGCACGGCCTCTGTTCCGAGAGGCTTTTGATGCTTTTGAAGCCAATGACTGTTCCTTTTGAAGGTCGCCCTAAAGTGTTTGATCCAGTTAACAGCCCCATGCACTATGCATCTGGTGGCATCGAGGCCATTGAAGCACTAGAAGCTTGCATGAGCCCTGAAGCCTTTCGCGGCTTTCTCAAGGGCAATATCGTCAAATATGTTTGGCGCTATGAAAATAAAAACGGCCTGGAAGATTTAAAGAAAGCCAAGTGGTATCTAAAGGCTCTCATCTTTGCCATGGAAATGGAGCAAGAGAAGGAAGCCCTTGATGCCATTGAAAACAATTGTAAAGACGGCTTCTGCCCCATGCCTGGCGCTCGCATTGGAGAAAGGGCCATTGATGAGCCCATGTTCTCTCCTATCAACGATTGCTAAGCAGCGCAAACTGTTCCTAATAGAAAGCCCCCGACAATGGGGGCTTTTTCTTGCGAAGGAATATAAAGGCCGCGATCCTCGGCATATGCTTCCACATCTTGCAGGGAGGTGTGGGCACTGACAAAGCTATGGCAATGCACCCAGCTCGTCAAAATTTCTTCTCGACGAGGCGTCCAGAATTGTTGCGGCCTCCACCATTCAAAAATACGCTCTGCCCCTTTATCTAAATTACAGCTCTTGCAAGATGGCACTAAATTATATTTTGCAAAATGTGGACCTCCCTTGCTTTTGGGAACAATGTGGTCCAAAGTAAGCTTTTCGTTCCACTTGCCGCAGTAGGCACAGGCACACTGCCCGAACGGTCCTTTCAGTGGATAGTCTTCAAAAATGCTTTTTCTAAATCGGCGTCGTGCATCTCCAGGGCGAAGTTCAATGAGAGAATGTAACAGCTCATCGGGACCATTCGCTACTTGCATGGGAGCATATTTAATTTTCTTGCCACTAATCTAACGGCTCAATTTGCCTCAATGAGAATGTTTATAATTAATAAATGCACTGCTATCAATGAAAAATTTTCAAGAAGGTCTTGCAAATTTTGTAGCCACATTGACGGCTGGCATGCTGCTATCCACTGGAGCAATGTTAATTACAGTAGGGAACCAACAAGTTAAGGTGGCCACGCAAATTGAAAGTATCACGGAAAAGCTTGACACTCTTACGGAAAATATCACCACTCTTGAAACTAGGGTGCGTT